GGCGACGTTGTTTCGTCCGACCTAAGAGCAGCCAGTGACCTCATTCCCCACGACGTCGCGCAAGCGATGGTTGAAGGGTTTGAGGCCTCTGGCCGCTTCCTGCCGTGTGAACTCCAGGGCCTGCGTTTATGTACAGGTCCACAGGAGCTCACTTGGCCGGATGGGTCTGTCGGGATCACGCGCAGAGGGATACTAATGGGCCTGCCCACTACATGGGCCCTCCTCTGCATCTACCATGGCTACTGCGCGAGCAGAGCCGAGGTAGTGCGTCCGCCAACTCAACCCGGTCAGCGGCCAACTTGTAAGTCACTCATATGTGGCGACGACCTGATCGGAGTATTCCGAAAGGACGAGCGTCGCGCCTATGAGTCAACTCTCAAGTCGACCGGTGCCGAGGTTTCTAAGTCTAAACATTTCGTTTCGAAAAACCGAGGTGTGTTCTTGGAAGAGTTATGGGAATTCCGAGGGAAAACTCATGTTGAGAAGAGTGGTATGCCAATTTATAGGGTATTAATCAAACCCCGTAAATGTGGCAAGGGGCGTCCTCTGCGTCTACGCATAAACGTAAACGTGGAGGAAGTCTTTAGCATCGTTGCAGCCACACAACACCAATTCGTGAACGTCAAAGGACTGTTGTACGCTAGGCCTTCCTGGTCTAGGCTCACAGCGACAGCCTCTGACGCTCCCGAATGGTGGGGTGCGGCCGTTACTGAATCGAGTTACTTGGAAAAGTACCCGACCCGCAACGTTGCTTCGGCAGCCCGTACTGTTCGACCTGGCCTACCCAGGCTGTTCGAACAACACGGGATACCCCCTTATCTACCTCGTTCTCTTGGCGGCGCGGGCCTAGCCCGTTACTGCCAAAAGCATAAAGTTGCCCCCGGACATCTACGTTCAATCGCGTCCATGATCTATGGACAGATACCAGAGTCGCTCGTGACCTATGAGCGTCTTTGGACAGATATGATCCCTGGCCACTGGAAACAGATGGCCTTAGGGGACACACTTAACGATGAGTGGTCAACCATTGGAGACACTTTCCGTTATGTTGTCAAGGGGGCTTTAGGCCCTCAAGACTGGGTCAATCTCGGTGATCCCGAGAGGGTCAGAGTCGGCGTGTCAACGCTAATGGCTGTTTCACATAGCCAAATGCTTGGTGCCGAACCTGACTCCCAGTCTTATCCGTCCCTAGGCGAGTTCGCTCGCCGTGTGGCCGAGGCCCGAAGGACTCTCACTTCAAAGTGGAAGTCTGCTAAGCCTATATCTCTTGAACGAATTGATGAACACGTGCAGAAGTTCAAAGAACTCAGAAGCTCGTTGGAGCTCTGGGTCCCTGAATTCCTGTCGCGCGTCCCTTACTCTCCTGAAAATTACACTGGTCCTTCCCAAGGTATCTCTGTTCATGAATACCTTGCGGAACATCCTAATTCTCTCTTTCTCCGTACCTGGCGGCGATTTGCGATCGCTGCCGTGTCTCGGGAGGACCCCG